TCTTTTTGAATGTTTTGAATCTAGACTCTTTCATTAAGGGTTTCCCGTCGTCTCCCACCATTTCTTGGTTTTTAGCGTCAGCTATACAATTTAATAATTTATAATCGTACTTTTCTCCAAGAAGTATGAAATTTCTCTTTTCTCTATCTGTTAGAAGATTAAATGCTTGAGCTTCTAACGCCATTAAGGATCTGTTTGAGCCTTTGCTTTGGAGAGCTCCAGCCTGACACAGAGCTGATAGTATTCCTATATTGAGGCCCGCTTGTTTTGCTGCCAAGAAAATATCGTATTTTGTTGGGGTCTCACTAGACCTAAAATCCCTAAGAGATTGCAAAGATTTTTCACTAACACCTTTCACACTGTTCAGCCCAAACCTTATATCTTTACCTTCCGTAGAGAAGTCCATCTTGGATTTCGCCAAATCCGGAGAAAGCAATTTGATTCCAAAATTAGATAACTCTCTTGATATAGACGCTATTTCTTCTTGTGGCGCCGGCTCATACTTAGTCATCTTCAGCAATGACATGAAAAACTCTTGTGGGTAATTAAATTTAAGATAAGCAGTCCACGCCGCTAACGTCGCATATGCCAGCGAGTGAGATTTATTAAAAGAATAGTTTGCGCTATCTTCTGCGACTCTCCACAAAACTTCTCCAACTTCTGTTGGTAAGTCTTTTTCTATTATTTTTTGCTGAATTTTTGCCTTCCATGCTGGCATTTGATCAACTTTCTTTTTGCCAACTATCCTTCTCAGTTGCTCAGACTCGTCCAGAGTGAATCCAACTTTAACGGCCATCTGCATTAATTGTTCTTGATAAAGAGGTATTCCTCCGGTATAATCTAAAACATCCCTAAAGAATTCATGAATTACTTGAGGCTCTTCTGTTTCAGAGTATTTAACGTAAGCGTCTAAAAAGTCTAAAGCTCCTGGTCTTCCAATAGCTACCACAGCACTCAACTGCTCAAGGCTTTTTGGCTTGATTTTCTTACAAACCTTGAAATTTGTATCTGATTCAAGCTGAAATAATCCATGAGGGGTTTTTAAAGACTGTAGAGGTTTGAAGATTTTGGGGTCATTAAGATCCATTTGAGATATATCTTGACCAATAGTTTTGCATACATCATAAATAACGCTTAAGGTTCTTAGTCCAAGAATATCAAATTTAACCATTAATTCCGATACCCAGTTCATGTCATAACCCGTCACTAAATTTCCGTCGTTTGTTTTTTGAACAGGGCAAATGTCGGTTATGGTGCTATGCGAAATAGCTATCCCACTAGGATGAACTCCTGTATTTTTATTTAAACCTTCAAGCTTTAACGCAATCTCGAAAGTCTCTGAATTTTCAGAGGCCCAATCTGCGAATTTTTCGCTTTCTTGTATCGCCGAAAGAAGCGGCAGTACTACTCCGAATTTTTTAGGTATTGTTGTGCTAACTAAATTAACATCCTGTTCGCTAAGCTCCCCTACTATTTTACCGCATTCCTTGACGCATAACTTGCCGCTTAAAGTATTAAGTGTTAATATTTTAGCTGTTCGAGAAGGGTGTTTCCTTTCAATGTATTCTATAACTTCAATCCTTCTTTCATAAGCTATATCATTGTCAACATCAGCGAGAAGACTTCCGTCCAAGAATGTTATTCCGTCTTGAATAGTTTTCTTTGCTCGACTTTTAGAAACAAACCTTTCAAAGAATAAGTTATATTTTACTGGATCAACATCTGTAACCCCAATCAAGTACAAAACAAGCGAGCCTGCTGCGGATCCCCTGCCTGGCCCAGTAGGAATGTCTTTCTCGTGGCAAAAATTAATTATATCCCAGTTTAATAAAATATAATCTATAAATCCCAACTCTTCTAATATCTTTAATTCTGACTTTGCTCTATCGAAATAATCTTTCTTATTTTTAAACTTATCTATTCCTTTATCGTAAACCCCTTTGTGGCAAAGTTTTCTAAGAAAGTCAAAGTTGGATATTTTATTATCCGCTTCAAGCATATCGTAATATTTCTGCTCTATTTGAATTTCTGGAAGGCGTACCCCTGGAGGGCAGCAATCTTTATATTCTGTGAACTGTTGTGTAAAGCTACTCATACTTCTATTTCCCATATCATTTTTTTAAAAACTTCATAATTAACTCTAATATCATATAATGCGTCATGTAATTTCGTTGCGTCAAAAGGAACATCAAAGTCCTTGCAGCATTGTTTAAGGTTGCAGGATAAGCCTCTTTCTATTAAATGGTTCAATCTGTACTGCCAAGATAGGAAGTCATCTTCATTATTTAATTTAATTTGTTTCTTTAAGGCCTTCGCTAAAGAAAGGGTGTCTACTAAGTTATCCATGTATGAAAAATCTGATTTAGCTTTCGGGTTAATTAGTTTTCTGTGAAGATTGTGCATGTATACGTCGAACCCTAATAAATTGTGCCCCACTTTAATGTAAGAATCATCATACAGGTATTTTTCAAAATCGTCAAGAGCTAATTGGGGGTCCACAGCATTTTTTTTGTATTTTGCTTGAGTGAATCCTGTGATTTTTGCAGCTTCCGGAGATACCCTCAAGTCGTCCCACTTAAGCCAGTAATCTTTTTCTTCTACAATTTTATTGTTTTCTATAACAAGAAAGGCTAATTGCCATGGTTTATTGTGTCCGGAAATTAAGTTCAAATTACATGTTTCGTAATCAAAAAGTAAATATTTTTGTTTATTTTTAAATCTTAATAGCTGTTCCTTCATGATTTTTCCAGTATTGTTCTCCGTAGTTTATTAATAATTCTTCTCCTTTTTTTATTTCTTTATTTGCTGTATATTCAAATATCATATTTTTAATGTCAACTTCATAGTTTATATTATTGTTTTTTGCGTGGTTATATATCATTCCGTTTCCGAGTACTGTCGCTGAATTAAAAAGCTTGTTTATATCTGCGTATCCCAAGTCTTCTAAAAAGTTTTTTAAATGCTCTGTAATTTCTTCATCTTCGAATATAGAAAGAAGTTCGATCTTGAAGGAAATCTTTTCGTTTTCTTCTTTGGATAAATTCTTATCAAAAAATATATTAAATGCAAACCTTGCCAGCTCTTTATCTTGCATTTCCCGCATGCATCCAGAAACTATAAAGTGGCACTGCTCTATTAGCTCTCCTTCTTTGATGTCTTCTGCTGCAAAAACGCCTCTGCCTTTAATTTTTGATTTATCAACATATATCTTATTTGGCTGTATTAGTTTATGCTTCATTTTTTTGCTCCTTCCAGCTTTCAAAACAAAACTCATTGCTTCCAAAATGATCCAAGTTGGGTTTTGATAGGGTTTTATTTCCAAAGGTTCTTCCTGTAATGCACTTGTATGTTTGGAGCGCAGACACATCTTTCTTCTTTCTATAATAAATGCTTTTTACTATTTCTGTTTTGCATTTACTTTCTTCTGCGAATTTAATAACTCTAGATCTTAATAACAGATCAAATGGCAAGCTATTATTTTCTATAAAATATACTGGCTTTGTGAAAGAAAAGTTGGGCGTGCAGTTCGAGAATTTTATATTATTATTAAATATAAACGAATCATAAAAAGGAATTGCTAATATTAATTTTTTATTATCCCAGTGTTTTTTTAACATCTTTTCGTCTACTGAATTGAATGCCTCGGAGTAAGCTTCGCTGTATATCGAATTTAATAACTTACATCCTTCGGAGTTCTTTGCGAAAATAACTATCTTGTGCCTGGATTTTACAGATTCTTCCTTTGGGTTTAGTTTTGAGTCTTCACACATGTCGATCCTTAATCCAAACACCAATTTGACCCCTATTGACTCAGACACTTTTTTTGCTTGAAGGAAGCCTGTTAGGGAATCTTCCACCAACACAACCTCTTTTAAGTTATTGTCTTGAGCTATGGAAAAAACACTATCTGTTTTGCCGTCATCTAGTGATGATGGATTATTTAGCGTTAATATACTTTTCCCAATTGAGAAATGGCTTTTAAATAATGGTATCATGTAGAGTATTTTACCAGAATTTCATTAAGTTGTCAATACTAAATTTACAAACAGAACCTCTTCTACATTTACTCTTTTACTTCAATATGCTCCATTCTTTTTTTAGATAATTATATATCATTCGATGGTTGTTGATAATAGTTCCATATATCCATGAGGAGCTAGCGCTATCATAGTAGTACGGCAATGTGCGGGAGGTCATATATACCCATTTAGTATCGGTTGAATATATCCAACCCTCTATTGGTAGATATGATATTGTTGAATTTAGTTCTAAATTAACTTTACGATATAAATCTCTCTCTGCGGAAACCTCTTTTATTTCGTTATCTAATTGAGCGATGTATAAATCGGAAGCTATTATATACTCCTCCAACGCGCGAGACTGCGATGTGGTATCGATAGAGTTTGTGACTTCAGTGGCGTTTACGTCGACATTTTCCAATTCCAGTTGTAAGGCTGATATAATTAATTCCAGTCCTGATACGTCATTATCTTGTTGTATTACTATAGCAGTTAATTGGTCATTAAATACTGATGCACTGCTCAAGCTATTTTCTAGAGACAGTATTCTGCTTTTTAATATTTCAATAGTAGAATTTAAACCATATATGGTATCGTTATAATCTATAATTATATTATTTTTAAATGATAATAAATCAGCGGTTATAGTTGCGTTTAATTTATAACTGTCAATAACACTTTGTTGAGTTTGTACTTTGGATTGTAATTCATTAGAGCTGTTTGTTAATTGATTTATTATCTGTTCTGCGTGATCGCTTATTAGGTCGTCTGTAGAATTGTTCTCAAATACGCGGATTGAAGTTCGATAATCATTTGAGCTATCTTCAAATAGATAACCTGGAATCCATTGAGATACCCTTACGGCTTCGGCTGGAGATATCTTAAAGTAGTGATTTACTGGAACTCCGGAGGTGAATGTTGGCCACGTCCATCCAGGGCCAGTTACGGCATTGTATCTGGTGGAGGCAGTTACTGAACTACTATCATAAAACCTTATAGATAATGGTTGTCCTGATTGCGGGTTACTGTCAGTTATTACAACTTGTGATTTGGCTAAATATGCAGCTGGGTTTGATGGGTATATTATAACATCATCTTTGTGCTTTGTGAATACCGCTGTAAAGCTAAACTCTCCAGAGGTAAAGCCGTAACCGGAGCTCGAGTCTCCGACTCTTGTTCCTTGTGTTAGTTCGACCCAATCGCCCTTAAACGGAAACTCTTCTGTAGCGTCATCATAATAACCTAACGTAGCCAAGCAGCCATCACCGTTGCTGGTCTGGCCAGCAAATAAAGGGGATCCAAACTGATTCTTTAGTGTGCTTATTGAGGTTGTCCAGTGTATTACTATTTGTTGTTCTCTAGCAGAGCTTACGATGGTAGCTATGAGTAGCGCTAGTATTACAAACTTCAATCAATTAGCTGGTTTATGCTTTTCTATCTAATAAGGCATCTATTACTTTGCCCCCGTCCACAATCTCCATAGGCCTACCTCCAGGAGCCATCAATTCCTTATCGGAGGTTATGCCTAGTTGGTTATATATCGTACTAGCAAAATCCGCAGGCGATACCCCATCCTCCTCCACTTCTGTAGAGAAGCTATCACTGCTACCGTATACAAAACCCCGTCTTACGCCACCGCCTGCCAACATAGTACTAAATACTCGCGGCCAGTGATCTCTCCCAGCCGTGGCGTTGATTTTCGGAGTACGCCCAAACTCACTACTTACAACCACCAACGTGCTGTCAAGTAACCCTCGCTGGTCTAGATCGGTTATTAGCGACGCTAAAGCTTTATCCAGCTCTGCCCCTTGCGATCTAAAGCCTCTTTCTATATTTTGGTGCATATCCCAACCTCCATATGTTAATGTAACTAATCGAGTACCGGCCTCCACTAATCTACGAGCTAATAACATCCGTTGTCCCGCAGCTCCTCGCCCATAAAAATCCTTTACCTTGTCGGATTCCTTATCTAGGGCAAATGCATTTCTAGCTTCTGGACTACTTATCATTGCATACGCATCTGTATAAAAATTACTCATAGCTTGCAAGGCGTCACTCTTCTCCGCTTGCAGGAATTGCTGGTCTATACCCCCAAGAACACTTCTTCTTTTTAGAAAACGATCTTCGTCAACCCCTTTAGGCAAAGACAGATCCTTTACATTGAAATTATCACTCTCCGGATCACTTCCTACACTAAACGCTGAGTATCTACTGCTTAGATATCCTGTCCCAGCGTGTTCGTTTGGGATTTGGGGTATAGCCACATATGGGGGTAAATTATTCCGACCGCCGAGTTCGTGACTCACAATAGCCCCAAAGCTAGGGTATTGAATTGCTGGGCTTGGCCGATGACCTGTGAACATATTATGCGTACCCCTCTCGTGCGCAGCTTCACCATGAGTCATGCTTCGTATCACAGTGATCTTGTCCGCGATTTTGGCCATATTCTTCATATTTTCACTGAATTTAACCCCTGTTAGTTTAGTATCTATCACTCCAAACGGACCCCTATACTCTAGAGGGGCGTATGGCTTAGGATCCCAACTCTCCTGTGCGGCCATTCCTCCAGGCAAATATATATGTATAACGCTCTTAGCTACCCCCTCGCGAGTGGCATAATGTTTCTGAGCGCCGAAAGACTCGTGTTGAAGTAACCACGGCAGCGTTACTCCGCCCGCTGAGCCCACATGTAAAAAATCTCTTCTGTTTATATTATAATTCTTTCTTGAATTTACCATCAGTAAGCCCTCCGCCATATGTATTTAGGTTTAGTCCAATTTTGCGAGAAGCGTTTAAAATTAAATCTAAATAGTATTGGGGAGTTCCAGAATCTTTTGCATGATATTCATCGCTAAACACAATACCTTTCTTGCTTTTTATGTTAGCAGGATTGTTGTCCTTGTAGTACCTCTTCAAGCTGTCAGATTCTAAATAACCTTCACCGCGAAAAGCATTACCAACAAACTCTTTGAAGCTCTTGGCGAATGTTTTACCACGATCAACTTGAAACATCACACCTCTGTAAACTCCATCATAACCGTCAAGTGACGCTTTAAGGTTGTTGAGATCATCTAGATAGAACTCTTCTGGCCGTTTGTTGAAGTTGGGTAAATGGTATGCTGGTTGAGCTTCATCCTGAAAAGCGATTGCCAACACGTTGTCTTTCTTGGCAGCCTCTTCGAAGAACTTCAATGTTCTTTCCCCAGCGCTAGATATGATGGTAACACGACGATCGTATAACTCCTCATCGTTATTGTAATAAGGTAATAGAGCTGTCTTGAGCAGCGTGTCTTTCATGATCTCCAATTGCTTCCTAGTGTTTAGAATACTACCACTACCATCCACATGCATCATGATGTGCAAGGCTCCATCTTTTGGTAGATGGTCGTAATTGTAACCACCTCCACCAACTCCAGTTCCAACTCCAGGAGCCGCTATACCTAAAGCAGCAATAACCTTACCGGTCATCAAACCAGCAGCTGCTCCAGCTCCAGCTCCATTGGTTAAACCTCCAGTACCAGAACCAGGTGCTCCAGCTCCAGTACCAGAACCAGGTGCTCCAGAGCCTGCCGGTGCATACGAACCAACTCCACCTAATGTAGGTACAGTCTCACCGTTCATCACTCCCTGTCCAACTCCTGCGCTCAAACCAGCCCCTAATCCACCACCAGCTCCTAATGCTCCGGAACCTATACCGGCTCCTACACCATTTGATGGAAAACTATAAGCGTATAACTCACCACTAGCGACCTTGAATCCCTTACCGGTTGTGTTCTTAAAATCATCTCCTATATCTCCAATGTCATCTTTATTGTCTGAGTCAGGTGTGAGGTTGCCTATGTTGGTAGAATCTTCATCATGATTAGTGGAGTCTATCTCATGCAATCGTCTGTCAAGCAAGCCTATGTCTGAGTCATCTCGATATAGTATATTAGAATTTACTTCATCTCCAATCCTGCTATTTCTCTTGCTTCTAGATTGATTATGTGGTCTATCGCGATTATCTCGTCCATGCTGGACTCCATTAACATAAGTGTCTCTAATTACATTATCTCTATAATCGTGACTCCATACCTTATCAACATGAGCAAAATCTCTCACGACGCCCACATCTCTTAAAGGCTGTGCGTAATGTTCCTGAGGACCACTCGTAGAAAACTCAACTCTATCTTTGTATACTATTCTTTCCTGTATAATTGTATTGTTTGTTTCAATAGTTTTTACATCAGTGCTATTGACTTCAACGAGCTCTACGACACTTTTGTTATCATTGTCACCGATCATAATCATTAGGATAAATGCTACTCCTAGTACGTAACCAGCGATCAAACTCGCTGTGGATATTTTTTTATTTCTTTTCATAAGTTCTAGTTGATTATGTTCATTAATGGTTTGCCGTCATGCGCCACTTTAAATGGTCTGCCGGAAGGAGATGTTTGTATTTTATTTAAAGGTAATCCCATCGCGTATGCTATAGTAGCATTCAGAGAGGCTGGGTCAATAAATTTCCCCTCTGCTGGATTTCTTCCTAGATCATCCATTTTTCCGTAAACCGTTCCTCCTTTGATTCCTCCGCCAGCGAGAAAAGCTGTAAATCCATAGGGCCAATGATCTCTTCCGTCGCGCTCATTTATCTTAGGCGTCCTACCAAATTCTGAGGTTAAAACAACCATGGTTTCTTTAAGCAGTCCACGCATTTCAAGATCAATTAAAAGAGCGCTTAGAGCTTTATCAATATCTGCGCAATTGTCCGCAACAGATTCAAAGTTGTTATCATGGGTGTCCCACCCTCCTCGACTAACTTCTACATAACGAACTTGATTTTCTATTAAGCGACGAGCAAGCAAGCATCCCTGCCCGAAGTTAGTTTTTCCATAAAGTTCGTGCATTGACTCTGGCTCAAGAGTTATATCAAAAGCTTTTAAGTCCTCGCTTCGCATGAGTTTGACCGCGTCTTTATAAAGATCAGAGTAAGCTCGAACCTGCTTCTGGTCATATTGATTAAGGTAAGAGGAATTCATTTTTTGAGCCATAGATAAACGACCCCCGAATCGACTTTGGTCAATATAGTCTGCCAACTTACTATTTGCTAGGCCACTACTTGGATTACCTATTGGGAGAGGCCCAAATTTAGACTCAAGAAATCCGGCCCCCGCCGGAGTAGATCCAATTTGCACATTTGACGGGATGGTGCTATTTATCGATCCCGAAAGTTTTGACACCCAACTTCCGAATGTAGGGTGAGCAATCGTGCCTCGCTTTAAATAGCTTGTATGCATCAAGTAACTCGCTTGTTCGTGAGCTCCTTGACTTGTTGACATTGTTCGAATAATTGCAGCATTATGCATATGTTTTGCGGTTAACGGAAGATTCTCAGAAAGAATAACCCCATCAGCAGAAGTCGGAATAGATTTTGTTGGCCCTTGTATCTCTGGCACATCTGGGTTTGTTCCAAATGTATCGAGATGAGACATCGCCCCACTCATATTTAAGTAAATAACATAACGGGCGGTAGCGGGCCTAGGGCCAGTAGTAAAAGCTTCAGCGCTGTTATGGATATAAGAACCAGCCATTGGCAGGAGCCCAACTCCGAGACATGCCTTTGCCGCGCTTGTAATAAACTCTCTTCTTTTTAATTCGTCTAATTTTTTAATATCTGTTTTCATTTTATTTAACAAACATAAATTCGTGACTATTTATTAGAGTCCAAACTATGTCCTTGTGGTAATCCTTGGTGTTTAGTTTTTTAATTGTTTCTTTAAAATCTTTTAGTTCTTTAGAATTAGGTTTTCTTTGTAAAATGGCAAGAAATGATAAATTAATCCTTTCCTCCATGCTTGAAGCTTCGAGGATTTCACTGAGGGTGGCGGACTTTTTATTATTAATAATATTCTTTTCGACATAGCCATTGATTAAAGCCAGTACTTGATTGACTGCCGCTTCCTTATGAGATACTTGGATTTGGTCACGAGGAGACCCTCCGAACTGTAAAATCATATGCCCTCTGGGCGCAGGATCCCCAACCTCAGAAGCTCTTAGGGAGTTTATATCGCGAGTTAAAAACCCTTTTCGTTTAGGGCTCGTCTTGCTGTTTGACTCTTGTTTTTTCATTGGGGTCATAGAGATAGCTTCTTGCTGTTTAAGTTTGGGCGCGATTTCTTGAAATATTTCTTCAGCCGTCATCTCTTTGTATCTAAGGTATTCCTCAAAACCTTCTTCAGGAGCTCGAGAATTAATTCTATTATCTAAATCGTAAAAATTTAGAGTCACTAATGAATCCCAAATTTGCTCAGCGCTCATTCTTTGCATTACGGGGCCTTGATAGAAGTAAGGTTTATTTCCTTGAGTTTTAGATATTACCCACTTTACCTCTGGAGGTAGCGAGTCATCTTTTGAGTCTCTAGGGATTATATCCCCTATTGGAACCTCTCTTTGGAAAGCTTTTGTATTATAAATAATTCTTAAAAATTCTTTTGTGTCAAAGTCTAAGGCGACCATCAACTTTTCTAAATGAAGCATCATTTCTGGATGAACCGGTAGCGTGTCATCATATATATTATCCACAGGCTCTATTAAACCATATCCAAAAGCAGATTTCCACAGCCGATTCGCTATTACAGTTGAAAACCTAGGGTTAGTAGCAGACGCTAACCAACTAGCATAAGAAGTGCGGGAACCTTTTTGTTCGAGGTTTTCATCTAATTCTACGGCTAAGCCAAAAATAGTTTTAGCTTTTAATTTTTGCCCAGGTTTTGCGTTGTCGTATTGGTAATCCTTGGGTAAGGAAATCGACCCTTTACCTAAGTCGTCTAGACCTGGGGACAGTAAGTTTTGCACTGGAAGGAAAGCTCTTCGAATTTTATTTCTGTCTTCTGGGTTTTCTTTCTGTAAGGCTCTTATGAGTTTTGAAAGTTTATTAAGTTCTTCATCTTTTCTTTTCATTCTTTCTGCTCCATTGGTAAATGCAGCCATTTCGTAAAACTGTTTTTGTGTCCAGCGATCGAAGGGGTGATCGTGGCATTGAGCGCACTCCAAGCTTGTGCCGAGAAACACACGCACCGTATTCGACATATTATCTAGCCCCATGCCTTGGTCGCGGTAAAAATAACCAACAGCTCCGTTATTCATTTCCCACATAGGGCCTGTAGAGGAAAGCATTTCCTTAACCCAAATATCGTAGGGCTTGTTTGAAGAAATAGAATCTTTTATATATTTTATAAATGGATACCCATCTGAACCTTGATTTCCTACTCGAGTTTTCGCTCGAAGTATATCGGCCCAATAGATATACCAATTTTTATTGTACCCTTCCGAGCTTAAAAGGTTATCAATTAGTTGACTTCTGGATTTTTTATCCCTGTTTCCAAGAAAATCCTGAGCTTCTTTTAAGGTGGGTATCCTTCCAATAATTTTCAGATAGGCTCTTCGAAGAAAAGCTTCGTTAGAGATTTCTTTATTAGGCCTTTCTCCATAAGACCTGAGTTTCGATTCAATAATTTTATCTATAAATTCTGAATTAATTTTTAAATCTTTTTCTGAAAGAGGTTTTTTGAATGTGGGTAGAGATTCATGGTTAGGGGGAAAGTTGTTTTTTACGAAAGCTTGATCATCTTCTGTGAATATATCTAGTTTTATTCTAAATAATTGCATGTCATCTGATCTTTTAAGCAAGACATCCCCATTGTCGAAGTATTTTACTACCGATCCATTTATTTTTTGCTTACTCTTTGAGTAAAAATCTCTATTGATTGAAGAGAAAGATGATATTGATGAAAGTATTGATAAAAGTGTAATAATTATTAACTTATTCATAATACTATTTACACCAAATTAAAACTTTTACATTAGAAGTCGTCCTCAAGAGATCCGCTTTGTTGATATTCCCTGACCCTCCTCTCGAAGAAGTTTCCCATTGCTTGAACATCGACCACTTCTCCTAGCCAGGGAAATGGGTTTTTGTCACTTGGGAATCTATAGTCCAAGCCTATTGCCTCTAGCCTGCGATTACCAATATAGTGCATGTAATCAACAAACATATCTGCGTTCAAACCTAGAATGCCAGTCGGAAGAACGTCGTGGGCATAAGCTATTTCCAGCTCTACGGCTTTTTTCATATGCTCAACAAATTCGTTTTGCATTTCTTTTGTCCAGATTCCTGGCTCTTGCTCTATGATTGTATTGATCAAGTAAGTGCCAAATGCTATGTGAGAACTTTCATCCCTTAGCGTATACTTGATTTGGTCAGAAACGCCTTGCAGTTTGTTTTGCCTACCTAACGCAAGAAGCATTGCGAAGCCGCTAAAAAAGAATGTTCCTTCGCACACTATCCAGTATGTTAAGAAGTTTCTTAAGATTTCTTGCTTGCCCTTTATTGAGTTTGCGTCAAAATCTTGAGCACTAATATCATTAGTTATTTGCATCAAGAAATCATCCTTGGCTTTGATGCTGGGGATCGTTTCGTAAGCGTTAAACACTTCCTCTATATCGAGGTCAAGGCTATCGCAAATATAAACTACCGTGAGGTTGTGAAGGCTTTCTTCAAACGCTTGACGAAGGATGTACTGACGGCACTCAGCGTCCGTAACATAGCGAAAGGCAGATAACAAAAGATTATTACCAACCAAAGACTCAGATCCAGCAAAGAACCCAAGGCAGCGTTTAACAAGTAATTTTTCATCTTCTGTAATTTCATTGTTTTTCCATTGTTTAATGTCAGCCTGCATTGAGATTTCTGTTGGCATCCAATTGTTTGCGCAGCTTTTTAAGAATAAATCCCATGCGTATTTATGCTTATGGGGTAATATTCTATTTACGCCCGCCACGTCTTCAGTTAATAGTTTTCCTGTTTTATCTTGCATAATTATAATATATCATATATTAATAACGAAGTCAATCTTAAAAAAGATCAATTATTGACAACTTTCGCACGCTTCTCCATTTTTCATAGCTTCAATACTACAAGCTGACCCTTCTTCTACCTTGTCTGATTCTGATGTTGATTTTTCAACTTTAGATGCAGCTCTATTTCTTAAGTAGTAAGTTGTTTTTAATCCAGCTTCCCAGCAAGACATATAAACATCGTTTAAGTATTTTAAGGATGTACCTTTATTATATAAATTAAAACTTACAGCTTGATCTATCCATTTTTGCCTAATTGCATTACACTCTATCAATTTGAACATATCTCTATCGAATGCTGTTTTGTATTTTAGCTTTATCCACTCGGGGATATCTCCGTTTAATACAGACAAATCTCCGTCAGCGTCCTTAACTAGCTTTGCAACATTAGCGTTCCATATCCCTTCTTTTTTCATGTCATTTATGAAATGCTGATTAGTTATGTAAAAATTACCGCTCTTATTTTCGTAAACAAATAGCACAGAGAAGTTTGGTTCAACGCTTTGTTCTACTCCGTTTATGTATCCAATGGTTGCTGTAGGGGCAATAGCCATCACATTTGAGTTTCTCATGCCATGTTCGGCAATGTGTTCTCTAACCTCGCTCCAATCTAATAAGGACTTAAGGTTTGTTTTCTTGCCTTTGTATTTCATTAAATCTGCGTAAGAATCGATCGGTAGCTTATCTTGACTCCACAGAGACCCTTTATATGTTTTGTAAGACCCTTTTTCTTTGGCGAGATGAGAGCTGGCAAGAATAGAGTGATAAGAATAGAACTCGAACAATTTATCATTAAACTTAACAGCTTCATCGCTATCGATATTTATATTCATTCGATGCAGTACATCGTGCAAGGCCATCATTCCTAGACCAATAGGTCTATTTTTCAAATTAGAATTGCTCGCTTCTTTTGTTGGGTAGAAGTTTAAGTCTATTACGTTGTCTAGAGCTCTAATTGCTGTGTGAATTGTATTCTTTAATTTGTCGTAATCAATTGTATCATCTTCCTTCATATGATTAAGAATATTGATTGATCCGAGATTGCAGACCGCTGTTTCGCCTATTTCTGTTTTTTCGCCTTTGTCGTACTTCGAAGCTTTTGTGTGAAGGGTAATTTCTGTGCAAAGATTGCTGCTATGAACTACTCCTTCGTGTTGATTTGTATAGCGTATATTGCAGGGGTCTTTGAATGTATTCCATGGGTGAGAGGTTTCAAATAAGACTTTAAGCATTTTTTTCCAAAGTTCTTTTGCTGGGGTCACGCGATAGTTTTTAATCAAACCTTCTTCTGCGTCTCGACATAAATCAGAGTATCGCTTGTCAAATTCCTTGCCGAAGCAATCGTGAAGAGTTTTACCTTCTTCATCTTTAGTCTCCTTCGGATCGAAGAAATACCAAGCGTCTTCAGACTGAACTCTGCGCATGAACTCATCAGGAATCCAAGAGGCAGTGTTCATATCGTGACACCGCAAGCGGTCATCTCCAGTATTCCTTCTTAAATTAAGGAAGTCTTCGTAGTCCAAATGCCAAGGCTCGAGATAGGCGCATCCTGCTCCAGGCCTTTTTCCTCCTTGATTTACCGCCACAAGAAGATCGTTATAAATTTTAAGCCAAGGTATTAAGCCTCCAGATATGCCATTCGTGCCTTTAATGTGGGAGCCTGAAGATCTAAAGGGTGTTACGTCAAACCCTAATCCTCCTGCAAATTTTGATTTTCGAGCTTCTTGCCATGCGCCATCAAAAATGCCATCTATACTGTCATCAAAGGTATTGAGGTAACAAGAGCTTAATTGAGAATGAGTGGTGCCGCTATTGAATAGAGTCGGGGTAGAAGAGGTATATAAAAACTGACTAAACATATCGTATATTTTTATTGCGCTTTCTTCTTTGTTTTCTTCGTTCAAGGATAGTCCCATTGCCACCCTCATCCAGAAGCATTGTGGAGCTTCCATAATTTTATCGTCGTGCCTAATAAAGTATCTATCAGTTAAGATTTGAATGCCTAAGTATTTGAAGGATTCATCTCTTCTGATTCTTAATGCTTCAGATAGCTTTGAGAGGTCAAATTCAAGCATCTTGGGATTGAGTTTTTCTAGCTTAACTAACTTTTTTATATTTTGTATAAAGCTTTTTCTGTATTGAAGTTTAAATGTATCTGAGTCAACTCCTTCTTTAAATACTTCTTTGTATACAGTATTCAACAATAATCTCGCAGCGACAAAACTATAATTTGGTTCTTTTTCTATTTTTTCTCTAGCCGAAAGAGTGAGGGCTGTATCTATTTCGCTCGTTGTTATTTTATCGAATAGCTGTAATTGAGCATCTAGAAGAACTTCGCTAACAGAGGTGTCTTCGATTCCCTCGCACGCTCGCTCTACGTTTGCGTTGATTTTTTCTACTAAAAAAGGCTGTAGTCTACCGTTTCGTTTTTTTACGTTTATGTTCATACTTTATCTTATAATAGTACCATTTAAATGAGCATATGTCAATTTAAAACTAACCGTTGTAAATAACTTTTTCTGCAAGTAATGAAATATAAAATACACAATAAATTAGACAAGTGTTACGGCGCACAAAAAAGCCGCTCGAAAGCGGCTTGATTGTTTTGGGGTAGATTATTTACTAACCTTTGTCGGAACTAGGCCTCAATAGAGCGACCAACAGCAGTAAGGTGATAATTCCCGCTAGGGAGGCACCTTGCCCGACAAATCCAGTTACGACATCTTGAAGATTGCCGATTACGTTAATAGGAGCTCCTTCGCCAAAGACGACTTGAGCTACGACCAGAAGGCCGATTATTGACAGAAGAACGCTTGTGACGCCTCCTGCATATGATTTAATCGTATCGATTGTATTTTTCATAAGTTGATATTAGGGGTAATTAGAATTGGAATGTTAATGCCGTGGCGAATACAAACTCTCTTTCGATGTCGTCTGCATCGACATAATCGACAGACAAAGAAGCGGAAGCGGACTCATTTAAATTTTTACTGATATCAGATCCAATAGAATAGTAAGTTCTGGAGTCAGTGTTTGAAACATCAGTATTGCCGACTAAGGCTCCTAAGCCTAGATCAGCGAAACCAAGCTCAACATCATGAGAAGCGGATAACTCAAATGTATAAAGAGAATCGTCAAGATCTCTATATGCAGATAAGGTTGGACTAAACAAGCAATCAACAGAAGCTAAAACCTGAGCTTCTGAAAAAGCAGCTCCTGGAACATCTTCGACATGATTAAATCCGACGTAAGCCTCCAATAATCCGTCCAAAAAGGACTCGGTAACTCCAGCGGAAACGATATAGCTATCGGCGCTCGAGTCAATAGACTGGTTTGTGAATAATCCAAGGGTAGCGTTTAAGCCGGCGACGTTTTGCTCAAAACCAATTGCAGCTTGAACTGCTTCTTGAGATTGTTGGGAGCCTCTGTAAAAATAATCGGATGAGTATCCAATGTTTGCTGTGTTTTCAGCTAAGGCGGCGTTAATAAAAAACCCTAAAAGGGCGGTAATAATTAATTTTGTTTTCTTCATAATATTAAAGAGGCATATAATAAAGCATTTTTATATAAATGTCAAGTTATTTTTATTTTTCTTGTTGCTTTGCCGCTATAATCGTGCCAAAAAAAACTGTTCGTTTTAACGAGCGAACAACCTCGGAGTATAAGATCGTTTCCCTAAGCGAAGCTTACTCATGCTCACTTTTCATCGACTAGAGGAATCGATTAAATTGCTGTTCGTTTTAACGAGCGAACAACCTCGGAGTATAACCTTAATTCCCTAAGCGTAGCTTGCTCATGCTCACTTTTCATCGACTAGAGGAATCGATTAAATTGCTGTTCGTTTTAACGAGCGAACAACCTCGGAGTATAGCATCCATTCCCTATGCGTAGCCTGCTCATGCTCGCTTTTCATCGACTAGAGGAATCGATTAAATTGCTGTTCGTTTTAACGAGCGAACAACCTCGGAGTATAGCTAGAATTCCCTAAGCGTAGCTTGCTCATGCTCGCTTTTCATCGACTAGAGAAATCGATTAAATTGCTGTTCGTTTTAACGAGCGAACAACCTCGGAGTATAATGCGGTTTCCCTAAGCGGAGCTTGCTCATGCTCACTTTTCATCGACTAGAGGAATCGATTAAATTGCTGTTCGTTTTAACGAGCGAACAACCTCGGAGTATACATGGAATTCCCTAAGCGTAGCCTGCTCATGCTCACTTTTCATCGACTAGAGGAATCGGGAAAATTAAACTGCGTTTTTAAAACTTTATTGTATATTGAATCTAATTTTCTTTTGATTGGTTTTTTTCTTTCATCATTATCGGAAACATACAAGCTCCAAAATTTGCTTTTGTGGGGAATTGGTATTTGAAAACTTTTAGAGGTTGAGGATATACACACTTCTTTCATCAACACGGATCCGAATTTTGCGATATTTTCCGCCCCTAATTCGTCGCAATTTTTATGAAAATGGCCGCAAGATTTGCAAGTGTATGAATTTATTAATTTTCTATCTTGTTTGTGAAAAGATCCGCATTCAGGGCAGATTTGAGAGCTAAAATTGGGAGGGCAAATAACGAAAGCTATATTGCTCTTCTTGCATAAACTTACAAAAGCATCTCTAATATATTCTTGTCCAAAACTATTTTGAGAACCAAATCCAATATCATCAATAGAAAAACTAACTTTACTATCATATTTTTTTATATAATATAGAAATGCGGGTTTTACTATTTTTTCCTTGATTGAAAGCTCTAGCCTTCTTTCTGCTCTCTTTTTTCTTTGGTGCAGTTTTCTTCTTTGTTTTGAGTTGTATTTATTTTTATTCTTTAGTAAATCTTGATTGAAGTTTTTTGCTTGAGTTTCCAGCTCTTTGAATTCTTCGTTTTTTACAATTGCTCTTTGTTTTTTGTTGAATATAGGTTCGCTAAAAGTGATCCATTGTGAGTCGTTTTTGTTTATGTCAATACCTATAACCTTCTTGAAGAAAGAAGACTCTTGTTCTTCAACCAACTGAATGACTAAAAAATTATCATCTTGTTTGTATAAACCATTGAAGGAGATATTTCCGCCTTTTCCCGAGCTCGTTTTGTAATCAATTGAATCTTGATTTTTATAAACATCTTCTTTGAATGTTAAATATATAAATTTACGCTTCTGTAGGGTGGAGATTTTTATCTTGTTGTCCTCTATCCATATTCCGCCGTTTTTGAAATTTAAAGCTTTGTTTGTTTTTAGGAATATAGGGCGTTTTGTTTTTTTGCCGTTTCTCTCTTGAAAGCCTTTGTAATTTTCTACCACTTTCCATAATACATCATCGAGTCGAGATAAATTCAGCTCTTTTTCCTCTATGTGAGAGGTGAAGTTTAAGAATATATCTTGAACTTCTGGGTGGCACTTTAGTTGCCTCAAGCTTAACTCGTTTTCTTTCCAGCTTTTGCAATCTTTTCCTTGAAAACTTACTCCTGCCCAATCGTCCCAAGCTTTATTTTTAAACTTTATATATTTATCATCGATTGCTTCTATCTCTTTTTTAGATATTTTTTCATATACCCATATAGATAGATCTCTTTGGATTGACGATATTGTATTATGTTCGATTTTAAATTCTGGTGTTAATTTGATACCATTTAATCTGCAAGCTCTAGGGGAAAATGTTTTAACTTTTTTCATAGACTATATTATAGTTTATATATAAAAAATAGTCAAGATTAAAAAAACCCCGCTCGAATAATCGAAACAGGGGTTTAGGTTTTAAGTTGTTAAATTGTGAAATTAGGTAGGTTTTTCGTGAGTGAAGCCTTTTTCTTTTAACTCTAAATGTTGTTTGTATGTTTCGGCTTTAATTGGCTTTCCTGTTTTTTTATCATACATCATATGAGGCTTGAAGTCTTTTTCTTCGTCTGTTGACTGAGCTTTTTTCCATGCTTTTTTACTTGGGCGATCTTTATCTCCGGGTTTTGCGGCTTTGTATTTTTTGCCCATTCTTTTTTTCTTGTCTCTGATGTTTTCCCAGAGTCCTTTTTTTGCTTCGGATTCTTCTTCGAGAATTTGCTCTTCAAGCTCCTCTGTATCCTCAGCTTTTGTCATATTTGTAACGCTCTTCTTGCTCCACATCTTACAGCTCCAATACCTAGCTTTTGTTTTGGGGCCTGGATTTTCGCAGTTATGTCTTGCTCTAAAACTTTTTCTTCGGGCAGGATTGTCGCGCTTAATCTCCATGTTGGGATCTCCAAAGTTAACTTTTACTACATTACCTTTTTCGTTTTTAACGTAAACAGAAAATTTCTTTGGGCCTTTAGATGTTCTAAAAGGTTTGTTTAATTTTTTTCCTTTGTTTTTTTCTGCAGCCCACGCTTCTTCGTTTATGTACTCTTCAAAGCCCAGTTCGTCAACGTCGATAAAAATTGTAGCCCACATTTCTGAAGTAAAGGATGGGTCTTCTTGGAGCTGGTTTCGTCTTATTTCTATGCTTGCCTCTATTAAATTCTCTTCAGAAAAGAAATTTTCATCCCTAACTCCGTCGTCAATTAGAAATCCAGCATCTGCTATATCTTGATCGGCTTTCCTATAGGAATCTTTAACGCGAGAACCTTGGACCATTTTTAAAAACATATTTACTCTAGCAATAGCCCATTGACCTCGAGCTTTTCCAGGCTTGCCGAATTCTGCAAACGCAGCTACTCCTCGCCGATAAACCTTTTGTAATTGAGAGAGAGTTATCTTGCTCGCACACCTTGCATTGTGCATTTTTACTTTTTCTTGAAGCGCTTCAAGAATTCTATTTGGAAAGTATTCGTTGTTCATGAGTATTGTATTACACAATTTTTTGTTTGTTTTCTGTATACCAATTATATGTTCTTCGCAGACCTTCTTCTAGGGAGGTGCTTGGTTTGAATCCTATTTTTGAAATTCGAGTATTGTCCATTTTTTTTCTATATGTTCCATCGGGCTTTGAGTTGTCGAATGTAATATCTCCTTTATACGCAATGATGTTTTTAATTAAAGACGCTAATTCAAGTATGGAAATTTCTTTATTGGATCCGCAATTGAGGTGAGATATCTCTTGTTTGTAAATATCTGAGGCGTTCACATTTTTTAAACAAAAAGATATTGCTTCAGCGAGATCCTCGACATAAAGAAATTCCCTTAATGGTTTGCCCGACCCCCAGACCTCAATGCTATCTGCGCCGCTTTCTTTTGCTTCGTGAACCTTGCGAATTAATGCAGGCAAGACATGAGAGCTTTTTAGGTCAAAATTATCTCTCGGCCCGTACATATTACACGGCATTATCGAATAGAAATTATTATCGTATTGTTCGTAAAGGCTTTCGCATAGTTTTATAGCTGCTATTTTAGCTATTGCATATGGCTCATTTGTTTTTTCTAATACGCCCGTTAATAAGCTCTCTTCTTTAATGGGTATTTCTGCATCTCGAGGATAAATACAAGAGCTTCCAAGGTTTATCATTTTTTTAACATTGTAAATGTGCGAAGCGTGGATTAAGTTTGTTGCTATTTGCAAATTTTGATATATAAAGTCGGCTTTTTTAGTGCTGTTTGCTAATATGCCTCCCACCTTAGCTGCGCAAATAACAACCATTTCAGGCCTCTCTTTTCCGAACAGCTTATTAACTTCAGCTTGTTTTGTTAGATCCAATTCTCTTCGAGTTTTTGTGATGATATTATTAAAGCCTTCGCTTTTTAATTTATTTAAGACGGCTGAGCCAACCATTCCATTGTGTCCCGCGACGAAAATCTTATTAGATTTCATTTGCTTAGCGTAGCATAATCGCTTTTGTACATTTTCTTAACCAAGCCTTGAAAGTCGGTTTGCCTTGCCCAACCCAACTCTTTCTCTACGAGAGATGGATCTCCGCATAGTTCATGAACTTCTGCCGGCCTATAAAACTTTTGATCAACTTCAAAAATCAACAGTCCGTCTTTTGTGTGATATTTTTCATCCTCTTCTTTTCCTGAGGGTTTAAATTCTATACCAGCGCACTTTAAAGCTTCTTCCATGAATTCTCTAACGGTGTGCATTTCTCCACTTCCGAGAACATAGTTTTTTGGTTTTTCTTGATTAAGCATTAGCCAAACCCCGTCCATAAAATCTTCTGCGTCGCTCCAGTCTCTCTTTGCTTCTATGTTTCCAAGTTTCAGGGTTGGAGCTTTTTTACCTTTCTCTATGGCTATTTTTATTCTTGCTACTGTGTGCGTTATTTTTCGAGTTACGAAATCAAGCCCCCTTCTACTCCCTTCGTGATTAAACAACCATCCTTGCACTGCATATAAATTATAAGATTCTCTGTACACCCTTACGATGTGCCTAGCTCCACATTTTGCGGCTCCATAAGGAGATTGAGGCCTAAGTGGGTGATTTTCGTTTTGCGGACTAAAGACTACATCTCCAAACTCCTCGGAAGATCCGGCGTTATAAAATCTGCATTGCGGAGCAAATCGGCGAATTGATTCAAGAATGTGAAGTACTGCATTTGCATCGGTGTCCCAAGTTTGAATCGGAAAATCCCAGCTTCCAGCCACAAAAGACTGCGCTGCAAAATTAATAAAAAAGTCTGGCTGAATGTCGATTACTACATCACGAATACTATGAGCATCGTTCAAGTCCATGCTGATTAGCTCAAATCGAGACTCATCCTCTAGATGTAATATATTTTCGTGATTCTTAACGCTTAATCTTCGAGCGGTTCCGTATATTTTATGCTCGGTATTCTTTAATAAATAATCTACCATATGACTTCCGTCTTGGCCCGTTACTCCTGTTACTATTATTTTTTTCATTTTAATTTTAAAATCGTATCTCTTGTTTCTTTTGTCATCGGATTGGGGAGGCAATTTTCTTCTATTTTAAAAAAACCCCATTCTTCATGCTCTATTGAATCTACGGCCTCATTGCTTGGAAAGATTAAAGATTTTATATTGGTGAAATATGCGTAAAAAGTGCCCCCGTTTTTCATTGGGAACGAATTCAGATATTCTATTTCGTTTGAGATATTTATTCCGGCTTCTTCTTTAAATTCTCTAATACAGGCGTCTAAGGAGGATTCCCCCTTTTCTACAGCCCCACAGGGAAGCGACCAATATCCAGGAAAATTAGCACAAATTTTAGCCCTTTTGCCCAGTAGAACTAAATTGCCTAGTTTTACGAGTAGTCCTGCCGCGTCATACTTATCCGTCGAGGAAGTCATCTATTTTTACTTTGTTTTGCCAGTGTGGGCATCCATCATAATTCATTTTTACGACCTTTTCTCCGAGGTCTTCGTCTGGATCAAGAGAGTCTTTCTTTTCAATAAATGATGTTTTTAAAACCTTTCCGTCTTTGTCTTGTATTGCGTAGTATTCCATAGGCTTTCTGTATGGGCAAATAAAAGCTTTTATTGGCTCGCCAAGCTTATCAAGCACAGGCTGCCCGTAAGAAACTTTAAATCCATCTTTTCCGCAGGCGAGTGGCCCGCCAAACGTTCCGTCTCTTGGGTAATCTTGTTTTGCTGCAAAATTAGACTTTGCGCAATCTTCATCAAATCCGTCTATGTATTTTTGAAATTCAGTAAGCTGATATTCAAAACCTTCTAATTCTTCTTCGGTGATTTTATCCATCCTTACGTAACCCTTTCCGCGTTCTCCCAAAACGTCTTTTTCTAGGTCAAATCTTAAAAAAATAAATTCACTCTGAGGCTCTGTTTCTGGCATTAGGTTTTTGACCGCTAGGCTATATATTAGGTTTTGTAAATTATCAGTTATTTCTTTTCCTTTAAAAACCTGCTTGCTGCTTTTGAAGTCTCGAATTATTACAGAATTATCCTTATATTTAAATAACTTATCTATGTACCCTCTGACTGCATAGCGAATACCTTTTTCTGGCTTGTCTATTTCTAGGTCAAAAAACCTTTCTGATTCCGCTTCTTCAGGCTGTTCTTCTGTATCCCCAAAAAAATCACAACGAAGTCCAGCAACAATCATTTCGTCAATCAGATCTAAATTTTCTTGATCGTCAACCTTTAACTCTTCAGCTTCTTCTTTAACTTGAGAGGCAACAACCTTGGTATTCCATATTGTTCCTTCTTTTATTATTTTATTAAATTCAGCCTTATGCTTGTCTCCTAGAAGTTCAAATATATTGTGACATATAGTTCCTCTGCTCGAGCCGTCATTTCCTGCCTGAGGAAGTTTTAATTTATAATTGCACCAGTATGTCCAGGAGCAAGTTTGCGCGGTTTTAATTCTACTCGCGGATAATTTAGTTAATTCACTCATTGGTTATTATTTTTTTATTTTTTAATAAAGATTTTGGTAAAGTTTTGTGCATTTTGCTTATCTCTTTGACTATGAATGATCTTTGTTTTTTTGCGTCAGAGGATAATAGCTTTTTCTTCCAAGAATTAAAATCATCAATAGACATTTCTCCAAAATCTTTTGCGGTTGGTAAGCATATTAAAATTTTATCTGGTTCAAAGTAATTTAATAATTTAAGATAGTTTTTTACACACGCCTCCAACCCTCTGTTTTTTGTAGATGCGGAATCGTTGTTTAATGATAGTATTATTCTGGAGATTCCTAGCGAGACTAAGGAGCATATTAACTTATTAGAAACGTCCAGCCCAAAGGTAACTAAAACATTGAAATATCCGTTTTCATTTAATTGCAGTAAGTCGCCAATACTCTCAACTAAAATAACTTCGCCTCTCTCTTTTATATCTTTTAGGGTTTTAGGGTTATTGTACAAAGGGTAAACCCATGATTTTTTCTTTCCTATATGTTTCCATTTAGGGCGACCTTCTATAGATGTCATATCTCTTCCTGAGAACCCATATATCTGGGAAAGCTCATTATAAATAGGGAATATAAATCTTTTATTTAATTTTCCTGCAGTAGCGAATCCGCCCTTTAAGTTCGCTAGAACTTCATCGCTAACACCCCTGTCGTTATAAAATTTATAATGTGGAAGTAATTTTTTTAAGCAGTCTTCTGGGTATATTTCTTCCATTTCTATTTTTTCTCTTGATTCTATTTTGTTATAGTGTGAACCTATATCCTCTTCTTCTAGGTATTTCTTGATTACATTTTTATCATTTGTGCCAAGCGTAATTTCAACCAACCTCTTTAGGGGAGAAAACACGCTTCCTTGCACGTGATCCTTCCAAACTCCGCTGTTTTTATATATCTGAATTGCTGTAGAGTTATCTCCGTTTCTGAATATCGCATTGGTTTGCCAATAAGGCCCTCGGTCATTAAGTTTATAGCCTAAATTAATTAAGCAATCTTTTATTTTGTCTGTAGATATCATATATTCGGGAGCTCATCTAAGAAACCTTCAACCGCGCCAACGCCTTCAGAGTTTAAATTGTCAACAAGATCTTGTAAGTCGCCCTTTTCTTCAATGCCAAAATTCTCCATATGCAGGTTTACATAGTTATTTCTTTTTGTTCCGTCCGGCATTTCCACGGGTTGAAGAGCTCTGTGGACGTCCCTACCTAACCATCGGTATTTTAGGGATATTAATTTGTGGGTTCCAAAATCTTCCGGCTCGGATTGTATCTCATCCATAGTCTTTTTTCTGAGCAAAAACAAATGAGAACAAAATTGAGTTATTTGATCAGACAGGGAGACAACGCTCTCGTCGTCAACTATATTATCTGAGCTTCTGTTATTTGTTATACCTAATCTATTACTCTGCACGCTGGTTAGCATCGACACTGTAGGGCCTTCGCTAAAGCAAAGTTCTTTTTGTATTAATTGTTTAAACTTATCGACCATTCTACCAACGGTTTCCCAAGAGCTTAAACCGTTTTGTTTTTCGTAAGAGGTTTTAATGTAGTCAAAACTAAATATCATCTTGTTCCCCCTGCCCACCTCAGAGAAATAAAACCTTCTTATAATATTGATCATACTTTCTATCGAGTGCCCTGCTACGTTATAATAGAAGAATTTAAAATCCTTAACCTTCTTCCAAGTATCTCTTACTTTATCTATTACTTCTTGGCCCGCCTGCCTCCATCTGCCCGTCTCCAACAAATGCATGGGAACTCCAGATAGAGCGGAGCATTGCCTTACAATAAGCTCTTCTTTGCTCATCTCGCCATTGTCAAAATGAAGGATAGGTACGTTGTTATTGATTGCAGAGACTTTTGTGCAGAAATCCATACAAAATTGCGTTTTACCTACTCCAGCCCTAGCCACAACAACCGTAATGTTTCCAGGTCTAAGTAGCGATCCGTAGCACTCATTTATTCTTTTGTGTGGCCCCATTAGCCCGAATTCATCGATAGGGTTGTTTCCTCTATCCTCAATCCAGTCTTCCATATCGTCAAAAAGGTTTTCGGGGTTATTTGAACCTATCTCGTAAAGATTGATTTTTTCATTGTATATTTTATCTGCCTCAGATACTATTTGATCGTAGGTTGAGCTAGCGGAAATACTTTTCATGCTTTTTGCGACATCTATAGATGCGTCGTGAATCTCCCTCCTAACTGTAATTTTTTTTAATTCTTTAGCCGCCTTAACAACCCCTTCTTTTGATATTTGCCTCATTGACAAAGCTTTAATATAATCGCCAATATTTATATTATCTTCGAAGGACATACCTAGAGATTTAACCCTTTGCGATAATAAAACTTCGTCTAAGATTTCAGAAGCCTCTAGGGACTGACGAAGTACACAGAATATTGTTTTATTAACAGCTGTGTTTTGGGAGAAGAAATCGTCTTTAGTTATAAAGGCTGCAATTAAGGGGTAGGACTCTGGGTATTTAATTAACCCTGCGAGCAAATGTTGTTCTAGTTCATATGAATATACCATAATAGAATGGTATCACACATGAATAAAAATGTCAAGAGCTTTCTTCGTCCCCGAGGTCTGTAGAATCTAGATGTAAATCTTGGGTAGCTACTTGTTCTAGGTACTGCTCTAAAGCCTTCCTGAGTCCCATTTCTACAATAGGAGAAGAAGCTTTTGTTATTATAGAGGGGGTTCCCATCTGATTTACGTGGGTTAAGATAAAGCCGCTATCTCCGCCTGTGGAACCCGTAAACTCAAAAATCTGAGAAAGAATACTCTCAGGGAAGTTAAATTCACTTAAATTTTCTGGATCAATATTTTCGTCGTTCATATGTTATATTACACGAACTATAGATCTACTCCAAATTTAATAAATAATTCTTCATCAACAGTATCGCTTTCATATATTTCTATTAATTTAATGTCATTGATTTTACAAAATTCTAATTTATCCGCATCTCTTTTCAATTGGTTTATGTAGTTGATTTTGTTCTTGCCATGAAAGAAAGGTACGTATTGAGTATGCTGCCTACCTTGAACCTCTATAGCTATTTTCTTATTGGCGTTGTAGAAATCTATAGATAACCTAGTCCCCACGATAGGAAACTCTTCAAACACGATGTGTTTCTCCCAGTATTTTTTAAGAAAGGTTTTTGTTGATTTTTGAAGCTTGCTTCTGCTGGATCCGCCCCAGTCGATAAGGTATTTTTTAGATTTAGAAACCGTCCTCTCAGACCCAACCAAGGTTTTAAAACGCATCTGTTAGGCTTTTGAAATCTTTATATAGGAAATCCGTAAGGGATTGATTTTCTTCTAAGAAGCTTATTATTTTTTGGTCGCCCTGGAACTTATCTGGCATTTCTATCTCTTTAGCTTTCAATTCTTTAATTAAATCTTCAGATACCGATATCCATGCGCCGCTTTTACTGATTAATTTAAATAGATATAGCATATCGAGTATTTCTCTAGCTTTCCATACTGAGCTTCCTTTTTTTTGCCCATACTTAATGGGGTACCTGGCGACAGAGCCGGTCTTTTCGTTAACGCTTTTTCTGAATTTTATCTTGCAATAATGTCCTATAGGTTCCCCTTTTGCTTCTAGCGTGGTAGCGCTAGGGTTTTTGAATATCATGTCTGAGGTATACCTCTCTTGAAATTCTAATATAAAGTTTGCATAGTGCTTTACGGCGTTGCCTCCAGCTTCTTTTGTTTTTGGGCCACCTCTTGCAGCGTAAGGGTTTGTTGCGACCTCCACCCTTACTTGGCTTGTTAGTATCAGAGTGTGTCCCATTTTAGATATTGGTAGCACCATTTTTTTTAAAAACACCGATGTTATTAAGGCTCCTCCCGCAACCTGCTCTGATTCAGCAAAGGGCTTGTTTATATCCCCGACCCTACATAAAGCATCTACGCTGTCGATAATAAACATATATTTTTTATCTTGTTCGTTTTCAAAAACAAGTTCCCTAACAAGCTCAAATACTTTTTCGAAAATATTGCAATCAAAGATAAAGAATTTATCTGGGGAAAGATCTACGCCCGCCCTCTCAAGAATTTCTGGACTCAACCTTCCTTCGCTCTTGATATATATAATCATACCCTCTTTCTTGAAGTGCTTCTGAAAGTTTCTTGCAAAGGAAAGCGCGCAACTAGTTTTTCCTCCTTCGTTGATCCCTGTGAACCTATGAGCTCCAGAAGGTAAACCTCCACCCAAGGCCATGTCAAGATTTAAACTTCCGCTAGATATTTTATACTCTTCTGATTCGTGAAAGTTGTAGTGGTATTTCTGGTTGTCCTTGTCGTTTAAGAATTTAGAAATTTGATCTGTAGTTTGCGGCTGTTCTTTTTTTATTTTACTCATCTATGAATTGTCTAATTGTTTTTGTTTTTTTAAAGATTTTCTTGTCTTCTCCCTCTTTTTTTCCTAGGGTTATCGTTACTTTTTCGGGAATCTTGTAAGAGAATTCTCTGAACTTCTTTTTGATGATAAGCAAACCTTTAGCAGATTTCAATACCGCCAAAGAGGGGACCTTCCTTATTCTTATCTTTTCCCAAAAATCTAGATCTTCAAAGATGGACATGAGGTCGTTAAGAAGCTTCATTTCCTTAGCCCAAAACATCCTTTTTTGAAACTTGGGTTCGACAACGAGCTTTTTAATTAAGTCTCTTTTGTTTATTTTTTTTTTCACCTAATCAGTATAAATGATAAGGCGGTCTTTGTCAAGATATAAATTTATACTCAGGTTTGCTTTTTTTGTATTCTCTATTATCTAACCTATTGTCGAGATATTTTTTAATATTAGATTCAAAAACCTTCAACAAGAGGGGCCCTTTTCTCTCAGGGCAGATCTCGTCAATTTCGCATCCTATCGCTTGGCAGTTTAGCATTTCAGCTTTATTGAAATCGCCAACCTTGGTAAACGTGTGAGATCCGCCTATTTCAGAAACCACTTCAACAGAGAAGTTTCCGTTTCCTAGGTTGTTTTTTATTATCAAAGAGCTTTGTGATCCCGCTTTTTCAGATAGCAACTTATCTCTTTGGTCTTTTAGCTGTTTGATTTGAATTGAAAGATCTGAGCATTGAGCGTGTTCTGATTTTACGGTTTGGTTTTCACTTTTAAGGGAATCTAGTTCGGATATTAATTTATTTGTATCTACGGCCCGCTCTTCGAGCTCGGAGTTTCTTTCCTCAAGAAGCAAGGTTTTAGTTTTAAGTTTGGTCATTTGAATTAAACTTTCTTCCAGTTTTTCTTTTAACTTTGTTATTTTGTCTTTGTTCGCTCCGTGTTTAGTGAAGACGCTTTTTATTTCCCGACAATCTTCGTCAAATTTGTCAAGCTTACAGAGGATTTTACTCTTTTCGTTTTTTAATTTATTTAAAATGTTCGACTCCTCTTCTTTCTCTTTTATTAAATTTTTAATTTCTTGTTTTATTGGAGAGTGTTTTTCCATCTCAATAATACCTTTCTCTGTCTCTAATTTAATTAGCCTAATTGCATCTTTATTTTCGGCAATCTCTTCTTGATACTGTTTAATTTGATCTTCGTGGAGCTTTATAATCTTAGAGTTTTCTTCAATGTCTTTTTGTCTTTCTGTGAGCTCTAGCTCCTTTGAGTTTATTTCTCTTTCCTTGATCTCTAGCTCGGATGTTTTTTTAATGTAGGATTCTTCGTCTATAACTATGTTTGGAAATCTTTTTGATAAGCTAATATGTGCCGCGAGTACCAGAAGTATAGCTAGCGGGTCAAATACGAAAATCAATATTAATATTACCACCCTTACAGCCTTACTTATGTCAAAAGAAGATCCCGTTATGTCCGAAATAAACTCTGCGACATATTTAATGGGTCCAACTTCAGCTTCCAGCTGTCGCGTTCCGTCGCTGTAGTTAAATTTCTCTTGCTCCAGCGTATCAATCTCGTCCAGCGCTTTGGATATATTCATATTAAATAATTCAACCTTAGACTCTGCGTCGCCTGGATCTTCAAAACCTAATGATTGGTATTCCTGTATCCTTTTTCTTATACTAGATATTATTTCAGAAGTTTCTGCTCTTTGTTTAGATATGTTATCTTCGGCAGTTTTTATTTTTTTAGCTATATTTTCTCTTTCGATCTTTTGTTCTAGTATCTTAGATTCAATATCTTTCTTTTTACTGGAGAATAATCCTCCAGACTTATTTTTTAAATCATTTAATTCTTTATCTAATATAGAAAGTTTGTTGTTGAGAGATTTTAGTATTTCGTTGTCAATGTTTATATCTCTATCTAGTTGATTTGTTAATTGAGATATTTTTCCTTGTTCAAGTTTTATGTTTTCAGAAGTTTTTCCTCCGAGATTCTCTGATTTCTCTTCTTTTTTACTTATCAAGTCTTTTTGTCTTTGTATGTATTCTCTCTGCCTTTCTATTTTGCTTTCTACTTGAGCCACTAAGGCTTTAGATTTTTCAGCGGTTTGCTCGTGTTCTATATGAGATTTAGATAGAAACCCAAAAATCCCCATGCTTGTTATGCCCATCAGTATAAGTATAGCTGAAAAAAGATAAAACTTTATCAATTTTGGCGCCGACTTCCAGTTTTTGTGGAGCCAGATTGACGCTATTATTTTACCAATTTCCAGTACAGACCCCATGGCTATAACGGCATACATGGATCCTGGAAAAATAGTTGCAAGACCTATTATGCTGAAATAAGCCGCAATGATAGAAATGCTAAGAGCTGAAATTAATGTTGTTATTGCAAAAATCATGGTATTTATAATTTGTTTTAAAGATGTTTATATTTATACACCAATCAACCCTCGACTTCTGACATTCTTACTATTATTGTCTGTCCGTTGTCCAGTTCTATTGTAGCAAAGATAGCTCCGTCATCTGGACCCCCAATCTCTTCGTATTCGTTAACTATAGTGCCCTCGCTCTCCCCTTGGGTCGTAGTAACTAAACATCTTTTCTGTTTTTTGTTTTGCATTCTTATATATACACATTTAACTATAATTCAAAAGTTAAATGTTAACTTTCAACTTTCAGTAGACTTTACTTTAACTTTTGTGTACCATAAGAGATGAGTAAAAGGAAATATAACAAAAAGTCTAATTATTGGAATAAGTTCGAAAAGCAAGAACCCTCTTCTATTAGCGATTATATTAAAACTCAAGAAAGCCTTGAATCCATTACTCCCATGTCTGCGGGAGAACCGTTTTACTCCGAGTCAAAAGCCAACTATTCGAGATCGCCAAGCAAAAACGAAGATACCGTATCTCGGAGAAACTATATACATAGCAACAATAAAAAGGATAGGTTTGCCAATATATCTGGAGGGTTATTACCTTACACTTATGGCTCGGACGGGGTAAGCGTAAGAGAGTCTATCGAATTGTGCCAAAAGGCCTACGCTAATGTATCTGTATTTAGAAACGCTATAGACGTTATGTCTGAGTTTGCTAATGCAGAGGTATACCTTGAAGGAGGAACTCAAAAATCAAGAGATTTTATAACTAAATGGTTTGATAAAATCAACCTATGGAATCTAAAGGATCAATATTTTAGAGAATATTATCGAAGCGGTAATATATTTTTATACAGAGTTGATGGCTCTTTTTCTAAGGACGATTTCGATAAATTAAGTAAAGTTTACGGGTCAACCATATCGCTGCAACCCGGCAAGCTGCCGGTTAGATATGTTATGCTTAACCCTTTTGACATTACAGCGAATAAAGCAAGCTCTTTTGAGTCGGGAGCGTACGAAAAAGTACTTTCAGAGTACGATATAGAAAGATTAAAGAATCCAAAGACCGACTATGATCAAGAAGTATTTGATTCTCTAGACAAAAGCGTTAAGGATAAAATTGTTAACGGAAGCTATAACTCAGACGGAATAAATATAAAGCTTGACCCATCTAAATTAATATACTCATTTTATAAAAAGCAGGATTACGAACCTTTTGCTATTCCATTTGGTTATCCAGTGCTAGACGATATTAACTTTAAATTAGAACTAAAAAAAATAGATCAAGCTATCTGTAGAACTATTGAGAATGTTATACTTCTCATAACAATGGGTGCGGAGCCCGATAAGGGAGGCATTAACCCGAGAAACATGGAGGCCATGCAAAACTTATTCAAAAACGAAAGCGTGGGCCGAGTTTTAGTTAGCGACTACACCACTAAAGCTCAATTTATAATTCCAGATATAGGCAAGGTTGTTGGCCCCAGCAAATACGAAGTTATTAACGCTGATATAAAAGAAGGGCTTCAGAACGTTATAGTAGGGGATGAGAGGTATAGCAATACGCAGGTCAAAACAACAATCTTTATGGAAAGGCTAAAGGAATCTAGGAACGCTTTTTTGTATGATTTTCTTCAGCCTCAAATAAAAATGGTTTGCCAGAATTTAGGTTTTAGAAAATACCCTGTCGTTAAATTTCAAGAGACAGACGTTAAGGATGAGGTCCAATTACAAAGGGTCGCAACAAGACTTATGGAGCTAGGGGTTATCACTCCACAGCAAGGAATGGAGGTTCTAAACAAGGGAATATACCCCAATTCGGAGGATTTAGATTCCGCTCAAAAAGAATTTATCAAACAAAGAAAAGATGGGATGTTTAACCCTATCGTTGGCGGAACCCCAATGATAAATCCCCCTGATCCCCCCGAAGGAAACGTTCAGAAGCCAAAAGCTAAGTCTGAAGTTGGAAGGCCTATCGGGACTTCTGACATACCGCAAGAGTCCAAGGCAAAGGATTTATACAGCAGAGAAGCTCTTCAGAGTGTTATATACCAAACCGAAGCTTTGAAGAAAACCGCTCAATCAGAGATGAAAAACAAATCATCAAAGAAGAGGTTAAGTAAGTCGGAAAAAAACATGCTTGACGAATTGTGTGCTTCCGTTATTATCTCTGAAGACTCATCCAATTGGGACGAAAAGTTAAAACAGTGCATTGCCTCTTCTGCTAATATAGCAAAATTGGGCACTCAAATAGGAGTTCAAGATATAGCTTCCGAGCATCAGCTCGATTTATATTCTGCAGCATTACTCTTTCACAGCAAAAGGGGGCAATAAGACATGGGCGCGTTCGAGACCTTCGTAAATGCTAACCTGGGTATAAGAAAACCTTTAATCTCTGATATTGGGCCCCCTTCGGGAAGCTCGAAGGCTGCAGGAATTATAGGTTCTGAATATATAGATACTGATAGTAATTTTTTGTATGAAAAAACTGGAGAAAATAATTTAAGCGACTGGGTATTCACAAGAAAGCTGGGAGACCAATCCAAAGATGAAGAGCTAGAGAATTCAGTTTCTATAATTTCTGGAAACTTGCAAGCATTAGATGATTCCATACACTCTTCTTCTTTCTCTTTACCCTCTGGAGCCAGTGAGGTCTCAATCAAATACTCGGACCTGGGGGTTGTAGGCTCATACTCTCAGAATCCTGATATAAATATTAGTATGATTTCTCAATCCTCTTCTCCACCGTTATCTTATTATTCTCATATGATATATGGGGTTTCTTTAACCGGGTTTAACGTTTCTTTTTCTTCTGATATTAGCGAATTAGATCTTAGTTTGGGTGTTTTATTAAAAGGCTCTATTTAGAAATCTGTAAGAGTATTAGAATATATAAATTATATAACTTTCAATTAAAAACCGTGTATTATATACTACCATGACATGCAATCAAGAAAAAACGACTAAGATAATAATTCCCAGAGCAAGTGGGGAAGGCGGATTGGGACTTCCGGAAGTTGCCTGGGGCGCGGCGTATTTTAATAGCGGGCAATTTTCAAACATATACGTCAAGGACGATATTTATCTCAAGGGGGATATGTTTATTTGGGGAGAGGTCAATACTGTCAATTCTACAGTTCTAACCGTAAAAGACACAAACATTGTTATTGGAGATGCAGGTAGCGGAAATAACTCGGACGTTCTTGCTGACGGGGGAGGTTTTACGCTAAAAGGGAATACAGACAAAAGCATTCTGTGGAGGCTTTCTAACGATTCTTGGAATTTCAGTGATAGCGTTAAAATTTCAGGATCTTCGTTGGTTGATGGTTCGTCTGTTATTGAGGGAGATAATTATACAGTTTCCGATTCTTATATTGGTGGAGATTTTTCTGTCACCGGTTCGTCTCTTACCAAGGGCTCTTCTATCATCGAAGGATCTTCCGTTATCGAGGGAGATAATTATACAGTTTCCGATTCTTATATTGGTGGAGATTTTTCTGTCACCGGTTCGTCTCTTACCAAGGGCTCTTCTATCATCGAAGGAACTTCCGTTATCGAGGGAGATAACTATACAGTTTCCGATTCTTATATTGGTGGAGATTTTTCTGTCACCGGTTCGTCTCTTACCAAGGGCTCTTCTATCATCGAAGGAACTTCCGTTGTCGAGGGAGATAACTATACAGTTTCCGATTCTTATATTGGCGGAGATTTTTATGTTACAGGGGACAGTATTATAAATGGAGACCTAACGGTTAATGGAGAAAGTTTTGTTGTTGAAGCTACCACGGTCAAAATCGAAGATAAAAACCTCGAGATAGGAATTTCTTCTACTGGCGTAGAAACAGATACAACCGCAGATGGAGGAGGAATAACCCTTCATGGAGATACCCCAAAAACTATTTTATGGAGCAACGCTACAGATTCTTGGGATTTAAGTGAAAATGTAGGGGTTGCTGATGGAAAATTTATTTTCTCAGATAAGTTAAGAGCTAGAGACTCTGCAGGATTAAGTCTTGAAGATGACGGCGGAAATGGAATTTTTATTGAGGACGGAGGAGATGTAGGAATAGGAACAACTTCTCCTTCTGTTGGGTTAGAAATTAATCACACTGACGCTGTAAAAATACCAAAAGGAACAAGCTTACAGCGTCCGACTTCTACAGGTGCGACTCACAAAGGCTACATTAGATACAATACAACCACCGATCAATTCGAGGGTTTTGGAGCGGGAAATGCTTGGGGATCTCTTGGAGGGGTTGTTGATGTTGATCAAGATACCTATATTTCCGCTGAAAATTCGGCGGGATCTGACAATGACCAGTTAAAATTTTTCACTATTGGAACTCAAAAAGCAGTAATTGATTCGAACGGAAATGTTGGCATCGGCTCATCTTCGCCAACACATAAGCTTCATATAAATGCTGCATCAAACAATTCTTCTGCAGCGTTATTTATTGATGCAAAGACTAGGTCTGATACGGTCGACCTTGTTAAAATTGACGGAGGCATCGCCTCTAATAACAGTAATGTATTTACAATAAAATCTGATGGCAATGTTGGTATCGGCTCAGTTAATCCGGGAGAAAAACTAGACGTAAATGGAAGAATTTATATAGGAAACTCTTCAGCCCCAGGAGCAACAACAAACAGGCTTTATTCTGTTGGGGGAATTTTATATTGGGACGGAGAGAACGTTCTTCATTCAAGAGATACCATTGGAGAGATGGAAGACACTTCAATTGGTACTAAATCAAATGGTCAGGTTTTAATATGGAACGCTACTTCTTCTAAATGGGTTAATAATGCTTTAACTGGTGGCAACGGAATTGA